TTTCCGTTTTAACAGTCCGGTCCTGACATGGTGCATCGGCAACGTGAGCGTAACCGAGAGCAGCACTACAGGCCTATACTCCATGCCGGAAAAGAAGCGCGACGATAACAAGATTGACGCTGCCCTTGCTCTATTCTACGCAATGAGCAGGGCTATGATCGCTCCAGCTAAACCTAAAGCAACATTCACTCCGTTCTTTATCTAACAAGGGCATTGCATGAGTCTTTATTCGCGACTATTCGGCAAAGAGAACCGCTCAGGTCCGTTGGAGAATCCCAAACTATCGTTTGGCGCGGCCTTCAACTGGTTATTTGGCGGAAATACAACCTCTTCCGGCGAAGTCGTCAACGAGTTTACGGCAATGCAGCAAGCAACTGTCTACGCTTGCGTACGCACCATCGCCGAATCTGTCGGTTCCCTTACCCTGCGAACCTACAAGAGATTGGGCAAGGGCCGCTCAGAAGCCATAGACGACCCACTATGGAAGCTGTTATCCCTTACTCCCAACGACGAGATGTCCTCTGTAGTTCTCTGGGAGAATGTTGTTGGAAGTCTGGCTCTATCCGGTAACAGTTATGTGGAGATAATCCGTAACAAGGGGTCAAAGCAACCGCTGCAACTGTATCCCCTGCCCACCATGAAGACCCAGCCTGTACGTCTACCGGATGGGACACTTGCATATAGGACAAGCGATTACAGCACTGGTGGCACTCGCATCATACAGGCACAGGACACACTACATTTCCGGTTGTTTTCCTACGATGGCCTGTTAGGTCTAAGCCCCATCGAGCAGTGTAAGCAAACGATTGGTTGGTCGTCGGCTGCACTCAAGGCTTCGGCCAGATTTTTCGGGAATGGATCAAAACCCCCAGGCATTCTTACTCCGGTTGGGGATATTGACGAGCCAGACATGATCAATATGCGCACAGCGTGGGAGGCCGCAAACGGCGGCGAGAACCAAGGCCGCACTGCTGTACTCCCATCCGACTGGAAGTACACCCCCATCGGTATCAATGCCAAGGACGCACAGTTTCTGGAGTCCATGCAGTTTGTGCGGAGTGACATTGCTGCGATCTTCAGGGTTCCGGCTCACATGGTGGGTGATGTAAGTAAAGTCAGCAACAACAACGTCACAGAGATGAATCGCGGATTCGTCCTCGATTGTCTCAATCCCTACCTGGTCAAGATCGAACAAGAAATTTGCATCAAGTTACTCGGTGCGGACCCTTCCCGATTCGTGCAGTTTGACACCTCCGAGAGATTGCGCGGCGACTACAAGACCGTTATGGACGGCCTCGCTATTGGTACGCAGTGGGGCATTTTCACGGCGAATTACTGCTTAGAGCAGTTGGGCGAGAATCCGATTGGTCCAGAGGGTGATATTCGCTTGGTGCCTGTGAATATGCAAAACGCAGCGCGTCTCCTTGACACCGAGAGCCTACAGGACCAACCGATTGGCACTGACCCAACCGCTCCTACCCCCACCGGGACAACTAGCCCTCAGAGGGGCGGAGTAGGCGACACCAAGGGTATGCGCAGCAGCTTTGCGCCTCTATTTTGCGATGCGATTGGGCGTTACTCAGCCCGGTCAAAACAGGATGCCGATTCCCTTGCCCTGATCTTCGGCCCTGTTCTGGAAGGCATCACGGAATTGATCGAAGGTGAAGCCCGTTCTCAGTTCAACTTGGACGCGGAATGGCACAACTCCGGCAAGGTTACTCGCGATTACTTAAAGGGACTTACCACCAGATCCATTGACTGGACGCCAGAAAACAAGCTAGAGGCCACTCAACAAGAGGTTCGCAAGGCGATTCGTGCTCTACACATAGGTATCTACCGAGAGGCTGGCGCAACAGTCGCAGAGAAGGGTTTTGAAAATGAATAAACCAGAGCGTCGTTGTGTAACCCATGAGTTCCGCGTCTCCAAGCAGGGTGAAACCCCTCAAATCAGCGGGTATGCCTGCGTGTTTGACTCACCATCAGAGGACATTGGTTGGATAGAAGAAGTGGACCCCAAGGCGTTTAACAACGTCATGTCGGGGAGTCCCGATGTAAGGGCACTCTTCAATCACAATGCAGACATGGTGTTGGGTCGCACTAAATCTGGAACCTTACATCTGAGTATAGATGCGCGTGGACTGGCCTATGTGATCGACCCACCTGACACACAGGTTGCTCGTGACCTCATCGTATCCATGCAGCGCGGAGATGTGAACCAGAGTTCATTTGGCTTCGTTTGCGCCAGAGACCAGTGGACGGAGAACGCTGACGGCACTGTCAGCCGTCGCATATTGGAGTTCGCTGAACTTTTGGATGTGAGTCCGGTCACTTACCCCGCTTTCACCTCAACCTCGTCTGGCATCCGTAGTCTACCCGAGTCGATGCCCACAGAACTCCGCTCTCGTTTTGAAAAGCGTGACAACCAATCTGGTTGCACCTGTGACTGCGCTCAGTGCGAGGCCGACGCCTGTACCCTTTGCAGCAACGTTGATTGTAACGATGCCGTCCGCTGCTCGTGTAAACAGCAAGCCTCGCGCAGCATACAGATTAGATCGTACATGGAGATGCAGTTGGCTCTAGCCGACCTCCGCAAGTAGATCAACCAAATTTAGATTCACTCACGACGGACGCGGAGTTAGCCTCCTGCGCTCAACCGCAATCGTATGTCGTGACGCTGAGAAGCACCACCTGTAGTGGTTGCTGTCCTGCACCAACCCACTTATCTAAAGGAAAATACACATGGATATCAAATCCCTACAGGAATCTCGCAATAAGTTGCGCTCCGAGGCATTTGCCCTCTCGCAAGGCACTGAATTTACCCCGGAAGTACGCGCTAAGTTCGACGCGATGTTTGCCGATGTTGCCACCATGGACGGCGATATTGCTCGTCTTGAGGCGGTTGAGCAGTACAGAAGCGAACAGCGTTCTGAGCTACCCGGTCGTCCCAACCCCGGCGAGAGCAATGATCCCTCGGAACGCGCAGAAGTACGCGACCAGCGCCAAAAGGCATCGTTCAGGAAGTATCTCCAGACCGGACAGGTTGAAACTCGTGACCTTACCACTGCTGTCCTTGGTGGCATTGTTGTCCCGGTTGGATTCCAGCCCAGTGTGATTGAAGCCCGTAAGTCCTACGGCCAGATCCTCGAAGTGGTCAACACCATCACGACCGATCATGGTAACCCGATCAAGCTGGTTCAGGACGACGACACTGCCAACTCGTTGGCTGCGGTCACCGTGGGCACCGATGCGGTGGAGACTGACCCGACTCTGACTGGCCTTACCTTGCAGGTGGATAACCTGACTACTGGTGTGGTCAAGATTGACCGTGGCCTGCTGTCCGACTCGGGATTCGATGTGGACGCATTCCTGCGCGATAAGTTCCTGAAGCGTGCCTATCGCGGTATGAGCAACCTGATCGTTGCGGGTAACGGTGGCAACATCGGCTCTCTGGCTACTGCGTACGCAACTGGCTTGACCTCCACCGGCACTGTTGGCGCACCGTCGTACTCTGACTTTGCGCGCGCGATTGGTGTACTCGATCCTGCGTACCAGACTGACTCCGTCTGGGCCATGAACAGTGCCACTCTGGGTGCTGTGGTTGGTCTGGTTGACGCCAATGGTCGCCCGTTGTTCATCCCCTACAACGATGGTGGATTGACAGGCTTCCCGGGAACCATCCTTGGTCGCCCGGTGAAGTTGGTAACCCAGCTTCCCAACACCACGACTGGCGCGAAGTCGATCCTCTTCGGCGACTTTAAGAGTGCCTACACCTTCCGCCAACAGGCTCCCGGCTTGTCGATCTTCCGCATGGATGAGCGTTACCTGCCCAGCTTCGAGGTTGGCTATGTCGGCTTCATTCGCTGCGGTGGTATTGCTACTCCTGCTGGTCAGTCTCCGGTAATCAGCATCATCGGCAAGTAACCCCTCGGGGCAGGATCACACCTGCCCCACAACCCCTCATATTGGGATTTCTACATGACCATCGACGACGTAATCGTACAAGTAGTTGCGGCCACACAACAGGCACTTGCAGACGGTTCGCTGTCTACCTACACGCCTGTCGAGCAGGTTAGCGGCATCCTTGGACTTGATTCCTTCCGCTCGGTTGACCCTGTCGTACCTGCTGACCCCGCTGTTTAACCTCCGGGCAGGGTAACACCTGCCCCAAAACCTCTACATCAAGGTCTGCCCATGTTGCTCTCCCTAAATTGCGTGCAAGCACCAACGATTGAGCCTGTAACCTTGGCCCAACTCAAGGCCCAATGCACCATCGACGCGACGTTTACCTTGGACGACCCCTTGCTTGTCATGTACGGGATCGCTGCTCGTGAATATGCGGAAAAGTACACACGGAGGGCATTCCTCCCGCAACAGTGGACCCTGACGCTCGATCACTTCCCCACCTATTACTACTCCGGCACAACAAACCCATCAGCCCGTCGCGACTGGAACAGTTACTCCGGCTCTTGGGGAGGAATGACCCTCGGCCTGCCAAAGGGTACAGCCATCAGTGTGGACTCAATCACCTATCTTGACGCCACTGGTACGCAGCAAACCCTAGCCAACACAAATTACAGGACAGACCTCACTTCAACACCTTCTCGCATTGTCCCTGCTCCCGGCCTATGCTGGCCACTGAATACGATCTATCTACCCGGTTCTGTGGCAATCATATACACCTGTGGCTCATACGCAACTGCTGCCCTTGTGCCCCAATCAATCGTGTCCCTCCGGGCAAGTCCATTCTTTCTCCTGATTTCGGAAGGTGATGTACTGGGTTCATGAATGAACCGCAGCTACATCGCAGAAGTGGTCGCCGGAGCCGGGAAGAAGCAGATCGGTTGGTTTT